ATAAAAGTTTAAAAACCGATGGTGGGGTTTCTTATGGTAGAGCAACGAGAGTATATGAGTGGTTTAGGTCTGCGGTTGTAGATCTAGGTTATATTTCTTCCGTTTGGGCTTTAGAAATGGCTACAGGTAATCTTGAAGATGTTGGTCTTAATGAAGACTGTTTGGACTTCATGGATAGGGTCGCTACAGATGGAGATAAGAAAAAGACAGCTAAAAAGGTCAAGAAGGCACTTCGTTAAGATTTTAATAAATAGTTTATTCACATAGACTGATGTGAGAGAATATTAACGTCAGTCTAGGAGAATAAATATGAGCAAAGATGCTCTATTAGCACACGCTTGCCCCCACTTTATACGATATGAGAGGGCAAGTATTGTTGGAGAGAGAGAAATAATAACACGCTCTCCTATTTCTTCTAGTAATCTTCTTTTGTTAAGATTCAATGGAGAAGAAATACCAAAAGAGGGACTACTTCTCGCCTCAGAGACTGTGTTTCCTTCTTCCGCCCCTTATCGTTTTACGAACGATACTGCATCCCTTTCTGTAAGCTCAGATGGGGTTGAAAAAGCCATTTCTTTCCCCACTTCAAAAATCTTCACACAACAAGAAGTGGTTTTATTTTTAAACAAAAACCTACCTTTCCCGATATTTGCAGAGCCTTACGAGTCTTCTATTAAGCTGACTAATCAAAAAAATAGTAGTGGTTTAGTGTTAAAAGGTAGCTCCCTCAAAAAGCTAGGTTACAAAACATCAAAGATTTCTATAAAAAATAAGAAGACCGTAGGTGCTTGGAACTTAGCAAAGTTGTTTGGTGGAGGCTTTAAAGTGTTTTTCAAAGAAGAAGAATACTTTAAAGGGGTCGTAGATATCTCTTATCTTACCGAAAAAAGATTTTGTCGGAGGTGCGTAAGTACTGGTGTCGAGAACGATTTCAGATTTAACACTAAAGGCGAAATAGAGACGATCCAAGACCACAATTTGCTTTATCAGTCTTTATCCAAAATGCTTCTCACAGAAATAACTTCAAACCCATACCACAATTGGTATGGTTCTAATGCCATGACCTTGATTGGTCGAAAAGTGAGTGCTTCTGTCGTACAGTCATTAAGAGGCTCTGTCCGTGATGCTTTGACAACTTTTAAGAGTGTACAAGACCGACAAGCTTCAATACAGAGTATGTCTTTGAAAGAAAGACTTCGTAGAGTTGTGGGTATTGATGTTTCTACTATTGGAGAAGATGAGACTAGTTACTTAGTTTCAATAGTTGCTGAGAGTATGTCTTCAGAAGAAGTAAACATTAACATTATATTCGCAGTTCCCGGATCGTTCTCATTAGACGGAGATTTGACATGATTAAAATAGTAAAGCCGGACGGAAATAGTGCAGAGACTCCTGTTTATTTTAGTACAGGAGTCCAAACAATTTACATTAAGGGTCTTATTTCAACCGAAATAAACCACGTTACCATAGAGTATCTGGGAAATAAATTTAGCGATCCCGATGATGTTTATGTGGGTGAAGGGGAGTTTACTTTCCCCAACCCAAACTCATTTTCTGAAGGTATTGATCTCTCAACGGGGCTGAATGTCTTTAAGGTTTCTGCTTTCAAAGATGATATTTCTTATGGTCTTTTAGAGTTGAATGTTATTTTTTCTGCTGACGTTGTAGGTTTAGTGAATCCTCCTAGTGGGATTATAGTTAGTAGGTCTAGCAACTCCGTAGAAGTTTCTTTCGACCATCTTGATAGTGAGGTTGTATATTACAACATTTACGCTAGTGCTTTATCTGGGGGTGTGGTTAGCAACTATTTTAAGATAAACCACGAGCCACTCAGCCCTAATAAATATGGCTCAAGAGAGGAAATAGTAAACGCTCTAAAAGAAACAAGTACCGATATTAGTTTAGAAGACGAAGATCCGCTTTTTTTAGAGACAACAAGCACTCAAAAAGACCATTCGGATGTAGTTTTGTCTTCTCAGACTCTAAATACCTTTGAAGTTGCTGAAACCGTTAAAAGGATTCGTATTTCTTCGACCTTTCAGAGTATCGCATTAAAGACAAGGGTTGCTTTTCGTCATGTTAGAAATGCTTCCCTTATTTCTACTCCTCCTACTATTTCTGTAGGTGCATTAAGTTCAGTCTCCTCAAACAAGCCTCTGTATTATGTGGTGACTTCAGTTAAAGTTATTGCAGGAGTTGAAATAGAAAGCCCTCTCTCTGTAGAAGTTTCTGGGATGCCCATTCAAGTTACGAATACCACTTTATCTCTACCTGTTGTCGGCAGAGATCAGATGGCTACAGATATGATTCAGAGTATCTTTCTCTCACAACCAAATATCGCTATACAGGCAGGGTCTGTAGTCCGAGATATAATCATAGACCCCTTCTTATCTGAGATGGAGAGAGTCAGATTTCTGTTGGACTTTTGCTACAGGTCTTCCTCTTTTTCAGGTCTTTTAAGTATAGACGACCCTTTAAACGAAGGCTCTTCAATCTCTGTAGTTGAGAGTCAATATAAAACAGTTCTTACACAAGCTCTTTTTGTACAAGAGGACGAAGTTCAAGTATTCATAGATTCTGCTTTTGAGAAGTTGGCTTCTAACTTTGGTGTGAGAAGAAGTATCGGCAAACAAGCGACAGGAGAAGTTAGTTTTTTTACAACAAATGCACCCTCCTCTTCTATTTCTATACCCGCAGGTACAGTATTATCTTCTTCTACTACAAATTTCATCACTACACTTTCCGTTGTCCTTAATGTTGACCAGTTAAGTCAGTATTATAACCCCACCACTAAGAAATACTCTATTGTAGTACCTGTTCAAGCAAGAGATGCAGGGGTCAGTGGGAATCTCACATCGGATCAGATAACTAAAGGGTCTCCTTTTGGGCTGAAAGTGACAAACCAAGCTCCTACTTTTGGAGGGACAGATACAGAAACCAATTCAGAATTGGCTTCGAGAGCTATTTCTGTTTTATCTTCAGTGGACATAAGTACGAAAGCAGGACTTGAAAGGGTATCTAGGGAGATCTCTGGTGTAATCAACTCGTTTGTAGTAGACAGTGAAAGCCCTTATATGCAACGAGATGACGAGCTTGGTGGGAAGGTTGACATATGGATTAGAGGTGAGAGTCTCGCTACAGTTTCTGACGTATATGCTCCAAGCTATCAATCCTACTTTGAAAGTAGATTCATCCCTGTTTCTTCGCCAAATGCTTATATCTTCAGAAATATGGAGGCGACAATAGAAACGCCTTTGTCCGAAATGATAAATAGAGGTAGCCTTGGATATGGTTTAAGGAATTTAACAACGAATCAGACATTTGACTTAACGAATGTTGTGATTTTAGATTATCGCACAATACAGTTAGATTCTTCTATTTCTCAACCGACCTATAGTGTAGCTGACAACATTATAGGCGAATGGAGATCTGGGATAACAAATAAAATCATTTTGAAGAGACAGCCTGTAAGAGAAATAAAATCTGTTTCTTATGCAGACGGTACTGCTATTTCAGACTATTCTTTTTATGATAATGAAGACGCTCTGCAACTAGGTCGGTCTTCTGGGTCTTCAAATTATGTGTTAATACCCAATAACACCGAAAGAAATAAGATACTGATTATAGAAGATGAATCTCATACTATTATCGGTTTTTATCCAGAGCGACTGAACAATCTAGGTGTCGATCAGCTTTCTCTTGTAGTGACAGATGTGGCAGGTACAACGATATATAAGAGTCCATTCTTATCTCAAAGTGCAGACTACATTATTTCTAAAGATGAAAACGATAACTGTTATATACAGCGAACTTCAGACAGTGCAATTAAGGATGGGGATATTATCCATATCTCCTATGAGTACTTAGAAAATATCGTTGTAAATTATGACATAAACTTAGTTGTCAATAACACACAGACAGGTGTGGACGGGAATAAGAATATTTTTGCGGATATTGTTGTTAAAGAAGCAATAGGCTGTTCTGTAGACGTGAAAGCTACGGTGGTGTTAGATCGAGGAGTAGATAGTACATTAGTAGATTCCGAAATCCGCTATTCGTTGACCTCTTTTATTAATGAATCTTCTTTAGGCGGGTCGATCCGACATTCAGAAATAGTGACGGTTCTGAACAATGTAGATGGAGTCAACCACATTATATTGCCACTCACACAAATGTCTTTTGCTCAAGACACCTATATTCTCAGAGAAACTATTTCTTTGAGTGCAAGTGGTTTCAATCGTGTTGCTTCTCTTTCAAACTCAAGAGTGAATGTTTATAGCATAGATTCAGAGCTTCTAAATAAAACACAAGATTTAGGTGGGTTAAGAGGTCGAGTTTTCATTGGGAAAGAAGAGATGGGAATCTTAGATACACTAGACAGAAACAACGCTTCTTCTTGGGGGCATAAAGTAGCTACAATTGTAAATGATGTCGGCTTGGGTATAGAAGGTGTAAAAACAAACAATCGCATACTGTTTGCCCTTAATATTGGAGAAAGCCCTTCAGACTATACTTATTATGTAGACTATAATGTCGAGGGTACAATAGAAACGGTGTCTGAGTTGAAGTTGAATGGGTTTTCATTCTTTAAAACAGGCAGCTTGGCTTTCACATATGAAGAGGTGCAATAATGAAGTTTCTCAACGATCTTCGTCAAGGCAAAGATCCTCTAGGGTCTTCTTCTCAGAGTAAGACTAACTTTATAGACTATATCTCAGAGCAAGTCTCTCTCAACTTAGCTAACGCCACAGCTTCTAACTATAATTTTCAGCACTATGGCTCTAATCAAAGAATATTTTTTGAGGCAGTGGCTAAAATCATTGCAGAAGTATTTATAGATATTTCAGATCTCCAAGACGACTCTTCTTTCTCAGACTTAAGACCTGAGTTTATTTATTCAAAACTCCTGTCTTTGATCTTTGAAGATGAGAACATCCCTAATATTTCAGACACCGTAAAATTAAAGAACCTTTGTGAAGAAATAGTACAAAGTCTTCTTTCAGGTTCTACAGAAGAAAGTATTTCCAAAGCTTTAGAGAGTACAAAGGATGGGGATCTGATAGAGCTGAGAAAAATAAGTCAGCATATTATTTCTATTTATTCTTCTACTATCAGATACACAGAAAACCCTACAGACCAGACTACTGTCAAACATAGACACATTGTCTATGCTCAGTCTAAAGGGTTGGGGTCTACTTCTGCTCCAATCGGTAAGAGTTGGGGCGAAGGACTCCACTACCATGAAGTAATAGATGGAGTAGTTCAACCTTATAAGGGACATACACATTCTTTGGAACTTGGTATTTCTTCAAGTTCTCTTGAAGAGCAAGAGAACCTAAGAAAAGTTCTCAAGACAACTAAACCTGCCCATCTAAAAATAGGGGAGATTTCTTCTGTTCTTGAAGAAAATATCTCTAAGCCAAGTGGGACTACTCTTAACTTTAAAAAAGAGGATGGTGTAGTTTCTGAAATAATCCCACAGAATGAAGAGAGTTTTATTTTTTCTTTGGGGAGTTCCCACCAAGAAAACATGAGAAAAGTAAGAGCAGGTACTTGGGAGAACGTACTTCTTTGTTATTATAACAATCAAAAAGTCAGAATATCTCAAGCTCTCGTGTCTGTTTTAGACAGTGTTTCTATTGGAGGAAAACGGAGAACCGTAAAGAGTATAGAAGACGTGACAGCTCCGGATGGCGTGTACGATGTAAACATAGTCAGACATAATAGGATTGGGTCTTATACCATTACAA